ATTGAGTATATTGAATATTTTCCCCATCAATACAAGTCAAATCATAAACAAAATTTTCACGATTTGCTCTCATTATATAATTCCATAAGAATCCACCAATCCAGTGACTAGTAGGAATCCATACATTTTTACTATTACGAATAACTTTATCTACTTCTCCAGGTCCACCGTTCCCTACAGAGGAATCTTGTGCTTGCCCATCAAATACTTTAAGATCTTTTTCTACGATTTCAATAATATCTTTAGGTAACTTTGTTTGATACCATGCAGTTTGAAATGCCATATACCCATAATGTATTCAGTGTAAATTATATATGATTTTTAGAATAATGTCAAATTGGTTTAATTTGTTCATCAGTTGGATCGTACCAAAATTGATCTTGGATTACTTCATTTGAGCAATCAACCCAAAATAATGGTGGTGCTACCTCAAATGAATTTTCTTCTACTTGAGCAACACGATATCCAGTATTAATTTGTTCTTCTGGTGAAATAAGTGCTTTCATTTTTAATCTCCTTAACCATAAACTTCCACAATTACAATTCCTGATGCTCCACCGCCACCTCCACCTCCAGGAAAGTTTCCACCTCCACCACCACCACCATAGTTTCTTCCAGCACCACCTCCACCGGGACCACCACCACCCATAGTTGATGAACCACCTGCACCACCGACGGAGAAGGTGCCAGAGCCGCCGGTGGCACCCTCGGATCCACTGCCACCACCAATATTAATATCTCCACCAGATCCAACTCCTCCTGCTCCCGGTGCAGAGGGATATCCGCCCCCAGCAGCACCAGCAGTAGCAGATGCAAAAGCACCAAAAGAATTAGTACCTGCACCAGCAGTTACTGCAACAGGTCCTGGAATTGTCGGTGCTTGCAAATATCTAATTGCAGTTCCACCTCCAGCTCCACCATATCCGCCATTTGAACCACCAGCGCCACCAGCACCAACAACAGTTACTTTTATTGCCGTTACAGTAGCTGGTTTTGTCCAAGTTCCTGGAGCAACGAAGGTTTGTAGAGTAACACTAGAAATTCCTGCTGCTGCTGGCTCTGGTCCTGCACCTGATACGGGTTTCCAAGTATTAGCATCTCTAATATAAATGGGCATAATACTATAACACTATCTTCTTTTCGTATTTAGTAGAAACATCAAAGACTTGGTGTTGTTGGCCAAACTGAATTCTTTGGATCCTCTGTGTTTGCTGGTAAGTCCCTAAGTGCCTGACGATAAGTTCCCCAAGCAATCTTCTGTTCTTCTGTTAATGGAACATCTGCAATTTGTGTCCAGTCGCATTGAGTAAGTTTTTGGTCTCTTAAATATCTTAATTCTGCCCAGTAATCTCTTGCTGCTTCTATTGCTTCTGCCTCGGCAATTTTTTCATCTTCAAGTCTTTGTTTTTCATTATTATAAGTATCTACTGCTTGTTCATAGATACCAAGTTCTTCAATTTTTTCATTTGGCAAACCATCAGTATATTCAACTTCTCCCCAAGTTTCATACCACTGAACAGCATGAACATTGGATGGAATCCAAGAAAAATCTTGCTGTATTTGTAAAATATTTTGCCCATCAATTGAGATGAATTTATCTGATGGAATAATTATAAGTCTCATTTGCCCGTTCCTTCTTCTAAAATATTAAGTGGTGGATTAAGTGGAGTAATTTGTGAGGGAACAACTCCTTGTTGAAGTGCCTGAATATAAAGTTGTTGGTTTTGTTGATTTCCTTTTACAACTTCATTTCTAAAACTTTCAACAGCAGAACCAGTTTGATTGGATTTCTGTGCAATCTCTACAGCCATTACTGGCATCCAAGTAACTGCACAACCCCATTCATCAACTGGTTCACCTGTATTTGGGTTGGTCCCTCTCATTTGAGTGTACCAAGAACATTTCAAACCAATACAATCTTTTTTAATAAGAGGGCAAAAATCCCCCGGTTTTATTTTTGCCATGGTTAAAAATTACAGTATAACATAATCAGTCTTTAGATGCAATAATTAGGTCAACATACTGAACCGCAAAGTCCATTGCTGTCCCTGTAAAACCGTGGTTGTGAGCACCGCCACCCCCTTGCGCACCGGTGCCACTACTTGGAGAACCACCAATGTCATAAAAACCTACTGCAAACCCATATTGATTGCCGTTATAAACCAAACCTGTGGGTGTACTGTGCGAGTGACTTGGCATCTGAGTTGTAGTCAACGTAGTGTTGCCAACAGTACCAGTAGGAGTTCTGGAAGCCATTACACTTGAAAATGCAGTAGTACCACCAGAACTTGCTGCTCCAGTTACAACTCTTAATGCCTTATCATTATGAGTAGTTTGTTTTGTCCATCCAGTTGGTGCTGCTGTTTGTTGGAACAACATCAAAGTTCCTGTTGGAAATCCTTCACTACCACTACCACTAGTGTCGTACCAAATATCACCGTCACAAACACCTGTTGGAGCAGTAGTTTGTATATACCTTCTACCATAAGCATTACTGGTAGATCCAATACCAATACTGCTTCCACCTGTAACTGAGATTGGATTTGCACACCCATATTCAGTTTGAGTTACTGTAACATTTGATGCTGCAGTAACTGTAATATTTGCGGTTCCTGCAGATGGACTCGTTGCTGTGACTGATGCACCAACAAAATTAACGGTTGTAATTCCAAGTTGATTTCCTACAGTAGAACCCTCTTCTTGAATAGTAATGCCAGCAATTGCGGGAGATCCGCCACCAGTTACAGAAGACCAAGACCAACCACCACTTCCATTTGCGGTTAAAACATAATTACTAGTTCCGGTTCCACCACCAGTATCTTGTATTTGTGTTGGTTTTATTTTACTTACGGTTAATAAATCTGTAGAAGGGGTATAAGTAATACCAGAGTCTACTAGTGCCGTTGTAATACCACTAGTGGTACTAGATAAAACCAGATATCTAGGACTACTAGAAGTATCGGTTGTTACATTAAGACTTGATGCGGTTCCTACAGAGATTGCAGTTGGATCAGACCAAATAGGTGCATTAGTTGTATCGTTCCAAGTAAGAATTCTACCATTAACATTAGGATCTGCTAAAAATGTGGTTACATTGGCATCCGTTTGATAAGGTATAGAACCTGCAGCACCACCCTTGAGGTTTGTTGAGATTCCAGCATTAGTAGCATAAGTTGCTATACCTGCCTTAGTAGCATAATCGGCACTAGCAACATTAAATCCTGCAGTTACATCAACCCATGAAGGAGCATTACCAACTCCATTAGATTTAAGAATTGTTCCACTAGCACCATTTGTTAAGAATACTGTTGTATCAGCAGCAGATTGATAAGCAATATTGCCAATAACACCACCTTTAAGATTAGTAGAGATTCCAGCATTAGTAGCATAAGTTGCTATACCAGCATTAGTAGCATAAGTTGCTATACCTGCTGTTGATGCATATCCTGCAGTATCAGCATTACCAATGAATTTTCCATTATATTCTATGGCATATATTTTACGCCAATTATTTGAGGTGCTACCCAAATCTTTACCATTAACATCAGCATTAGAGGTTGCATTAGTAGATGGAAGAACATTACTAGAAATTCTAGAAGTAAAACTTACTGTATCACTAATAGCATCACCAAAAATAACATTGCCGTTAAATGTCGATATTCCTGATACTATTACATTAGTTAAAGATAATAAATCTGCACTTGGATTATAAGAAATGCCAACATCAGTATATAAAGACTCATAAGCAGCAGTTGCATTATTAGAATCAACAAAGGTTGGATAGAATGAAGCATTTGTTGTGGTTGATATTGTTCCAACTTTATCTGCATTAGCAACAGTAGCAGTGCCAAATCCAATTGTAACATTAGAAGCAGAGGTGATTCTACCTTTAGCATCTACAGTTACAATACCTACTGTAGTTGAAGAACCATAAGTTCCTGCTACAACACCAGAGTTTGCTAAAGTCGCCCCTGATGATACATTAGTACTACCATCAAAATTAACATTCCAAGATAGATCTCCAGTAATTGCTATGTTTCTTGCTGTCTGCAATTTAGTAGCAGTGTCAGAATTACCGGTAATTGCTCCAA